TGAGGTAATTCCTGACCCTAGTCGAGAAGACCAGATCCGCGAAGCCGCTCAAATTCTTGTGCTCGAAGAGCAAATCTTAGTTGATGACGAAATAGATGCGCCAACGAGTGTAGCGCCTGTGGGTGACTTCAACGAAAACCTGGTTGATCGTTTGGACCAGGGCGAGCTGTCATCCCTGTCCAGCGACGTGTTAGCGTCGATAAAAGCAGACATTGAGTCGCGTTCAGAGTGGGAAAAGACTTTTACAGATGGCTTGAAATACCTCGGCATGAAGTTCGATGAGTCGCGGTCGAACCCGTTCCAAGGCTCAACCGGCGTCATCCACCCGGTAAAGACTGAAATTGTTGGTGCTCGCAACGCAGAGGTTGAAGCGCAAGCGGAGCGCGTTCAGGACTTCATGAATTTCTACATCATGAACGTCATGCAAGAGTACGATCCTGAACTTGACATGCTGTTGTTTTATTTACCGTTAGCTGGCAGTGCTTTCAAGAAGGTGTATTTCGATACCGCAGCCAGCAAAGCCATGAGCAAGTTCATTGAGCCACAAGACCTTGTGGTGCCTTATGAAGCCACTGACCTGTTCAGCGCAGAGCGTGTGACGCACGTTCTCAGCATGTCAAAAAACGAAATCCGAAAGCAGCAACTCAGCGGTTTTTATGCGGACATCGAGTTGAAAGGCGGTGCCTACCATATTTCTCGTGACGAGATCGAGGAAGAGATCGATGAAATCGAGGGTCAATCACCAGGCTATGCAGAGGATCGAGACCGGACCGTTTACGAGGTCCACACGATATTAGATATACCAGGATATGAGGACATAGGTTCAGACGGTCAGCCAACTGGTCTCAAGCTGCCTTATATCGTTACGATAGATGAGCCAAGCCAGCAGGTCTTGTCCATCCGCAGAAACTACATTGAGCAAGACCCTCTCAAGCAGAAGATAAATTATTTTGTGCAGTACAAATTCCTGCCAGGCTTGGGTTTTTATGGGTTGGGTTTGTCGCACATGATTGGCGGGTTGGCCAAGGCAAGCACAAGCATCCTGAGGCAATTGATTGATGCCGGAACGCTCGCGAATCTACCGGCTGGTTTCAAAGCCAGAGGTATGCGAATCCGCGACGAGGATGATCCATTGCAACCGGGCGAGTTCCGCGATATTGATACGACGGGTGCGAGCCTGAGAGAAAACCTCATACCGTTGCCTATCAAAGAGCCAAGTAATGTGCTCATGAGCCTGCTTGGGTTGCTGGTCGAATCTGGCAAGCGTTTCGCGTCTATCGCTGATATGAACGTTGGCGATATGAATCAGGCCATGCCCGTGGGCACTACTGTAGCACTGTTAGAACGCGGCACAAAGGTCATGTCAGCGATTCACAAGCGTTTGCATTATAGCCAACGTATTGAGTTTCAATTACTCGCAAAAGTTTTTGCGGACTTCCTGCCGCCAGTCTATCCCTATCAAACTGGCAGCGGTCCTCAAGAGATAAAGGGCCAAGACTTCGATGGGCGTGTAGACATCATTCCCGTTTCAGATCCTAATATCTTCAGCCAAAGCCAGCGTATCACGATGGCTCAAGAACTCTTGACGATGGTGCAGTCAAACCCTGAGATTCATGGTCCGACTGGCATCTATGAAGCGTATCGGCGCATGTACGCGGCTTTGGGCGTAGACGACATCGATTCGTTGTTGCAGCCGCCGCAGGAACCGCCGCCCCCGATGCCGATTGATGCAGGGCTGGAAAATAACGGGTTTATGATGGGTCAACCCGCGATGGCTTTCGAGCAGCAAAACCATTCTGCTCACATCGACGCACACCGCTCATTGTTTTTGACAGATGTCGTGAAGACGAACCCACAACTGCAGGGGTTGATAATCGGCCACATGATGCAGCATCTACAGTTCTTGGCGGCTCAGCTCGCTGAACAACAAGTACCACCAGAAGTGACCCAGCAGATGGAGCAGATCAATCAAGCGATGCAAACTGGCCAACTTCCGCCAGACCAAGCCCAGATGGCCATGCAAGAGTTGCAAATGATTGTTGAACAGTTTTCTGCGCCGATTCTTGCTCAACTTACGCAAGAGTTGCTCATTTCAATCGGACAAGGCAATGAAGAAGATCCTCTGGTACAGATACGACAGCAAGAGTTGGATTTGCGTGGCGCAGAGCTTGCGGCGGAGCAAAATCAATTTGAGGAAAAACAAGAGTCGCGAAGACGTGAGAAGCTCCTTGAAGCAGAAATCGCCAAGCAAAGAATAAATACGTCGAAAGAGGTAGCGGACGACAAACTTGATCTTGCGTTGCAAAGACTGCAACAACAAGCAAATCTCAAACTTACCGAGTTACAGACGAAATTTGGAGAAAGTCGATGACGACGAGTTACAAACTAAAATTTCAAGAAGAGTTGAAGGCGATGAAACGCTTGGAGCGTGCTGCTGAGCGAGCCGCAGCGGAGGCTGCAGAGATGCAGGCGCGAGCAAAAAAAGCTGCGACTGACGCTCGCATCGCAGAAAAGTTGTCCCGTCTTTCAGGGGCGGCGATTGCTGGGCCGGTCGCTGAGCTAGAACCGGTGCTAGTTGAAGAAAAACCAAAAAAGAAGATTGCAGCGAAAAAAACGCTGGCTAAAAAAGCCACAACAAAAAGGACAAAGAAATGACTATCAAAGATATGAGCAGGGTTGAAAAAGTGACCTCGCAAACGAAAAATATTAAAACGATACACACGACACCAGAGCTTGTGAGACGTACTGTCGGCGGGTCATTTCGCGTTATCAAAGCGCGTGGTCAAGGCGCTGCTACTCGCGGTTTTGATTTTCATGAGCGCGATTAATGGATGACATAACACTTGCAGAAAAAATAAAGCGAGTGATCGAGGACCGACAAAGCTTGATTCAAACAACGATGATGGACGGTTTGTTGAAAGATATTGAGCACTACAGATCGTTGCAAGGAGAACTAACTGCGTTAAACTTGATACAGCAAGAAGTTTCTCAGTATTTCAAGGATAACAAAGTATGAGCGAAGTGAATTTGGGCAGCGTATACGTCGATTCGAGTGATCGAGTGTTAGATCCCAAATTAATCGATCTGTCGATTATGGATCGAATGCCCAACCCCTCTGGTTGGCGAATGCTGGTTCTGCCCTACAAGGGTCGCATGACATCCAAAGGGGGCATTGCTCTCACTAAAGAAACGATAGACCGAGAAGCGTTAGCAACTGTTGTAGCTTACGTCCTCAAGATGGGGCCGCTTTGTTACAATGATCAAGAAAAGTATGGGCCAGAGCCGTGGTGCACTGAAAAACAGTGGGTTCTGATAGGCCGATATTCAGGAAGCCGAATGAAACTGGACGGCGGTGAAGAGATCCGACTCATCAACGATGATGAGGTGATTGCCACCATCGAAGACCCCGACGACATTGTGAGCTTTTTATGATTGAAAACACAGCCCAAGACCAAAAGCAGACAGAGCCTGAGTTAAAAATAGAGGTGACCGACGATCCGATAGAGGAGCAGTCCTCGGTCAGCAATGACGATGAGTTGGACAGCTATACCAAAGGCGTCTCTAAACGAATTAACAAGTTGAACGCACAAACTCGTGCGGCGGAACAACGTGCAGAGCAATACGAGCGTTTGGCTCTGCAAAAAGATCAAGAACTCCAGCAGTTCCGACAGCTTGCTCAACAGCAACAGTCAACCGTTCTCGAAAAAGAAGAGGAGGCGCTTAAGTCGAAAGAAGCGCAGGTTGACGATATCTATCGAAAAGCGGTGCAGGCAGGTGATCCTGACTTAATGTCCAAAGCGGACTCGCTGAAAAACGACATCGCGATCCAGAAAGAAAAGTTGCGCGTGGCCAAAACTCGTCGAGCGGCGGAGCAACCCGTTCAGGGTCAAGAAAATTACCAAACCTATCAACCAGAGCAAGCGCCTCAACAAGCGGCGGCTCCAGATCCCACCCCAGAGGCAAAAAATTGGCACTCGAAGAATCCGTGGTATGGTGATCAATCTGATGAAGAGAACTTGCAAGCGACGCAGTTCGCATATTTCACTCACTACAATTTAATAAACGAGGGCTTTGAGCCTGATTCTGAAGATTATTATCAGGCTCTGGATTCAAGGGTCCGCAGAGTTTACCCAAATCTGAGCGTTGGCGAGGAAGCTGATGCGGAGAACGTCGAACAAAATACGAAGCAACCCGCCGTGCAAAGAGTTGCTTCGACCACTTCTGGTGGACGACAACAAACACGAGGCAGTCAGGGCGGTGTTAAGTTTACTAAGAGCGAACTTGAAAGACTTCGTGGTTTGAAGCCCCACAACATGACTGAGGAGCGCTGGCTCCAGGTGGTGGCAAAAGAGAAGCAAAAAGTTGCAAACAGGAGTGCAAGATGATGGCTGAAAGTAAACAAAACCCCCGTTCATCGCGTGAGGCCGGAGCGCACGATAAAGAAGCTCGGCGACGACCGTGGCAACCAGTGCGAAAGCTGGACACCCCGCCTGCACCTCCAGGTTACACCTATAGGTGGATTCGGGAATCCATGTTGGGAGCGGAAGACAGATCAAATGTCTCGCGCCGCATGAGGGAAGGATGGGAGCTTGTGAGAGCAACTGATCTTCCAGCAGAGTGGGCGGACACGCTTCCGACTATGGATAAGGACGGCAGACATGCTGGTGTCATTTATAACGAAGGGTTACTTCTGGCGAAAATACCTGACGAAACGGTGCAAGAGCGAAACGAGTATTACTCGAATAAAACTCAAGAAGCGAAGGACGCATTGGACAACACCATGTTCAATGAGGCTCGTGGAGACAGCCGTTACGTGAAGTACGATCCACAGAGGGACTCCCGTGTAACTTTTGGCAAAAACTAGGAGAACCTAAATGGCTAACAAAAATGCCGCATTTGGTTTGAAGCCCTCCCGCATGATGGGTGGCGCTCCATATAGTGGTGGTCAATCTCGTTATCGTATCGCCAACAATCAGTCAGGTGCAATTTTCCAAGGCGACTTGGTGAAGCAGTTGACTGCTGGTGTTGTAGGACGAGCTGCTGCCTCATCGACTGTCCCAGTAATTGGGGTGTTCAATGGAGTTCAATACACAGACCCCACCTCTGGTGAGCAAGTGTTCAAAAACTTTTATCCCGGCTCAATCGCCGCTGCAGACATCATCGCTTTTGTAATCGATGACCCTGACGTGGTTTTTGAGGTTCAGGCCGACGATACGTTCCCCGTAGCAGATTTGTTCGGGAATTTTGACATCGTTGACCAGTCCACTACGGGCGATACCGCTTCTGGCAGATCAAATGCAGAGCTTGACGTGACAACGGGTGCTACTACCACCACGTTGCCTCTCAAGGCTATTGATATCAGCCAGGATCCCGATAACTCAGACGTTGCAAGTGCCAACACAAACGTAATGGTGGTTATTCAAAACCATATTATGGGTGTGAAAGGCGCTGGCTTAGCATAAGGAGGCTGGGACATGGCAATTTCACGAGCACAATTAGCGAAAGAATTGGAACCCGGCTTAAACGCATTGTTTGGAATGAGTTACGATTCTTACGACCGCGAGTATGAGGAACTGTTTGCATTAGAGGATTCTCAGCGCGCCTTCGAGGAAGAGGTTTTAATTACGGGTTTCGGTTCAGCCCCTGTGAAAACAGAGGGACAAGGCGTAGTCTTTGACAACGCTTCCGAGTCCTTTTCTGCTCGCTACACGCATGACACAATCGCCTTAGCGTTTGCGTTAACCGATGAAGCGGTGGAAGATAATCTCTACGACAGTTTAGGTAAGCGGTATGTAAAAGCGTTAGCTCGATCTATGGCCAACACCAAAGAGGTGAAAGGCGCAGACGTTCTGAACAACGCTTTCAGCAGTTCATTTACTGGCGGCGACGGCGTATCGTTAATCAACACAGCACACCCGCTTGCGGGTGGTGGCACAGCGGCTAACCGCGCAACCACGATGGCTGACCTAAATGAGACGAGTTTGGAAGATGCCCTGATTAGCATCAGTACGTTTACGGATGACAAAGGTCTTACAATTTCAGTGCAGGCAACCAAACTTGTTGTACCGCCTCAATTGGTATTCGTTGCAGACCGCATCCTGAACTCGACTTTGCGTTCAGGCACTGCTGACAACGACATCAACGCGATTCGCAATACTGGCGTATTGTCTGGCGGCTATACGGTCAATCACTATCTGACTGACCCTGATGCCTTCTTCGTTTTGACGACTGTCACCGACGCTGGTGAAGGTCTCAAGATGTTCCAGCGCACGCCGATGGAAACCAGCATGGAGCCTGACTTTACAACAGGTAACATAAGGTATAAGGCTCGCGAACGATATTCATTCGGGTTTTCCGACTGGAGGGGTGTGTTCGGCTCACAAGGGGCGTAATACCATCGTTCAAAAGGGGGGCACAGCCCCCCTTTTTTTGTGTCTGCGATTGACCTAAACTGAAAGAGTCAAATGGTGGTCAGATAGGCTGATCACTGGTTCAACAAGGAGAACTGTATGACAACTCATTTCACAAGTGGGGTGACCAACGTAGGTAGCAGCAGCACGCTGGGAAAACTCAAGATGCCTTCCCCATCCAAATATCACGTTTACCACAACGACTTTGACACTTATTTGGCAAGCGACTGGACCATCACCACCACAGAGGGTGGATCTGGCAACGCCTCTGAGGCGTTGGGTGACGGAGATGGTGGCCTTTTAGTCATCACAAACGACGATGCCGATAACGACAACGACTTCCTTCAACTTGTCAAAGAAGGCTTCAAGTTTGAGTCTGGTAAGCAACTCGCTTTTAACGCTAGATTCAAGACCTCAGATGCTGATGCCAGTGATGTAGTCATTGGCTTGCAAATCACTGACACGTCTCCGCTAGACGTAAGCGATGGCATTTTCTTTTTGTTGACTGATGGCAGCACGACTTTGCAGTTCATCGTCGAAAAAGACGGCACGCAATCGACTTTGAACCTGCCTACGGTGATGGCTGACGACACGTTCATGACCGTTGGTTTCGTCTTCGATCCGAAAGACCAGTTATTTCACGTCTTCCAGAACAATGCGGCGGTCGGTACGGTTGTATCAACTAACGCACCAGACGACGAAGATTTGACTGTGAGCTTCGGCATTCAGAATGGCGCAGCAGCGGCGAAGGTCATGACCGTTGACTACATCACTGCGATGAAAGAGCGCACAGCTACCACTGAACTCTAAAGGGAGGTGAATCATGGCTGATGCGGTAACATCGCAAACCATTCAAGACGGCCAGCGAATCGCCATCTTGAAGTTCACCAACGCCAGCGACGGTACAGGTGAGTCGGCAGTAAAAAAGGTTGATGTGTCTGCTTTGAACAGCAACGCTCGCGGAGTCGCCTGCTCTG